ACAGAATTACAGGCACACATAGCATGGCGAAAGGCTAAATCACAATTAATAATTGAAGCAGCATTCACACAAACTCAGGATAATGTCCGCGAAGCTCTGCTCGAGAGAGCGCGAGCATTGCTAGATAGTGATAAATAAAACAACACAGTAGAGGATAAGACAATGAAGGGCAAAACTCGCACAAAGACTGAAAAAGACTTTCAGGACAAAATATCAGCTATTGGCTGCATTGTTTGTCACAATCAGGGCATAGAAAATCATTACGTTTCAATTCATCACATCGATGGCAGGACAAAGCTAGGCGCTCATATCAATGTATTACCTCTATGTTATCCGCACCATCAGCAGGTCGATAATAACAAGCCTAAGCGATGGCTGACCCTGCACGATGATAAGAATGGCTTTGAACGGCTATACGGTACACAAGAGGAGCTTTTGGCTCAATGTAATATAATCATATGCCAATAATTAAAATCAAGCCACTGAGCGTTAATGACGCATGGAAGGGTCGCAGGTTTAAAACGGATCAATATAAAAACTTTGAGAAAGCGGTGTTGTATATGTTGCCTAGAAATTTAGAGATCCCTGAAGGCGATTTGTTTGTGTTTTTAGAATGGGGGATGAGCAGCAAGGGAGGGGATATAGATAACCCAATTAAGCCATTTTTAGATGTATTACAGAAGAAGTATAAATTTAATGATAATCAGGCTTATCAGGCATTTATAGAAAAAAAGATTGTAAAAAAAGGCTCGGAATATATCAGGTTTGAGATAATGCCGAGCCACAAGATTAAAGAATTCTTCGAGGGCTATATAATTCAGGATTAAGCCCTTCGTTGTCAGTGACAACAATATACTGATTAGCAAGCCATGTTTGAATCTGTTGGCGGCTTGTGCCAAGTGACCGGGCATACTGAGCATTGTTTGCGACGTGATGCTTTTTTATATACTCGCGTAATGTGTGAGCCTTCATTTTAACCCTCTTTGATGATAAAAAAACCTGCAAAGCCATTTTTTAGAATGACGGCAGATAGTTGTAGTTGAGTGTAGCTTTCGCCGTTCTTATTGAGCGTCGTGACATTAAAAGTGCCGCTTTTTTGACGAACAACTTCACTGTGAACATTATTATAATATACATTGTGCCCAATTTGAATAGCTGTTTTTATTGCATCAGTGCTGCATAGATTGAGTTTCTTAATCATAATTAAGCTCGCTATATTTTATTTAATCTCATGTCGTTAAAATCAACAACTAACTGAACAACTTTACCATCAATAACAAAGTACGGTTTTTTAGATTTAAGCCATGCCGCAACAAGCTGAGGAGACACGCCAACGCAACGCGCAAAGCTTGATCGATTACCCTGATGCTTGTCTTTGATGTGGCTAGCCAGCGTGACGATTGAAGGGCTAGTTGTTGGCTTATTCACTTTTATTGCCTGCCTTTAAAAAAATTGCTAACTTTTCAAGAATCGTCGTTCTTTTTACGCAGACCTCTTTTTCTTCAATGGATTCATATAATAACTCTTCATCAGTAAACGGTCGGCTACAACTAACAACAACTTGAAGGTCAATGACTGGGATCCATATTGGAGGTATGTCGTCATATCTCGGAATATACAACAAATCTATTTTAGCACTTTCGGAAAACTCAATAGGAACTAAATCTAGCTTGTCTTGAAAAAATGATATAAATTTACAGCTATCACGGGGTATTTGGGTTGAACAAACTTCACTAAAAACCACTACTTCTTTCATAATTTTGCCTATTTTTTATTGATTTCAAGCCTGTATTTTGAGTACAGGCAAACTAATTCAGCGCCACTCGTGCCCGGCAGCCCTGAAAATAAAGCAGTGCTTCCGCTTCTGTGGCATAAGACGCATCGGCCTAAGCCGTCTACGCCCCAAGTTATATTGTTATTCATAAGCATTCTCGCCAAGTAAAAAGCCCCAAAGGGCGTGAATTTAATAAACCACTTTGCCATTTGAAACTGCATGAAAAGTATAGCAAGTAGCAGTCAGAGATAGTGGTTGCTCACATTCTGCTTTTTTTAGGTTAACCTTGCTTCTTGATATCTTGTAACTTTTGACATTGACTGCCTTGCCGTCAGCAGTAAAGCAACCAGCAACCTCTATCGAGTTTCCAAACTGAGGGGCGTCGTATACTTCGCCAATCACTTTATTGTTGCTGTCAAGTAAAGCCGCTACGGGGTAAAAGTTTTTCATAATATTTATTCTCTGTTGGTTAATAAAGCCCCGAAGGGCTATGGTTTAGGATGTGATAGCTAAGATAATAATTACGCAAACTCATCATAGTCTGAGGTCATATTGCTAGTCGTCATTTTTACGCTCTTCCTTCTTCAATATCACACTGATATGCTGCATACTCACCCATTCCTTCTTGTATCACCTCAAAAGCTCCTTCCCAGCTATCAGGATCATCACCTTCAGTCTCAGCAATGTAAAGTGCCTGCCCTCTTGTGCATCTCATCTCTAACTCAATCTCAGTCGCCAAATCTCTTAACAGCGCGGGTGCAATGTCAATCATTACGGCAGCAAGTGCTTTTTTATAAGTGTGATTGCAGCCATGAGAAGAGCCTGACAATGTATTCGCGCAATTGATGTGCTCAACTATGTCCTTTACAAGGTCAGTGGTCACGTCTGCTCTTTTTTCATTTAATATAGCCATAGACTGAAAAATGATAGTTTCTAAAATTTTTTTATTCATAATATTTTGCTCTAGCAAGTAAGTTGATGTAAGCTATTATACGTTACTTGTGTATGATGTAAACAGTTATATGCTACAAACATATACTTTGTTGTAATCAATAACGTATGTTAAAATAGTTTCTTATTATGTATTTTACTAATTAAAGCGTATATAAATTATATGAGTAGACCGAGCAATAAAAACCCAAAAGGTTCAGAGCCGCCTAAGAAAAAAACTGTAGAGGTTATTGCACTTTTAAAGCAGGCGGCAAGCATTGGCTGCAACAACGTAGAGGCTTGTATTCATGCAGGAATTAGCGAAAAGACTTACTATTTATGGATGAGCGAAGACGAAGAACTTAGTGAGGATTTGAAGAGACTGAAAAATAAGCCGATAATGCTAGCAAGGCAGACAATCGTTGACTCTCTTGACGATGTCAATAATGCTAAATGGTATCTTGAGCGAAAGTTAAAGAATGAGTTTAGCTTGAAGATCGAGAACGACCACAAAAGTTCCGACGGGTCAATGTCGCCACCAAAGCGCATAATTTTAGAAGCAGCTAGTGACAACGAAGAGGATTAAGCTTCCCCCTAAGCTTTTACCTGTATTCGCACCTGCAAGAGGATCGGTTGATTACAGAGCAGCTTATGGGGGCAGAGGCTCAGGAAAGTCATTTACCTTTGCAAAGATGGCAGCTATATGGGGGGCTATTGAGCCACTAAAAATACTTTGCACAAGAGAGCTTCAAGACTCAATTAAAAACAGCTTTCACGCCGAGCTTAAAAACGCCATAGCCTCAGACGCATGGCTTTCTAGTTGTTACGATGTAGGCATCGATTATCTGAGAGGGCACAACGGGACAGAGTTCATATTTAAAGGTCTGAGGCACAACATACAGTCTATAAAATCCTTGGCACAAATAGACCTTTGTATCATCGAAGAGGCTGAGGACGTTCCAGAATACGCACTTATTGACCTTGAGCCGACTATACGAGCATTTAATTCTGAGATTTGGCTGATATGGAATCCAAAGAAGAAAGGCAGCCCAGTAGATAAGCGCTTTAGACAAAACCCTCCTAAGCGGTGTCTTATTGCTGAGCTGAACTATAAAGATAACCCGTGGTTTCCTCATAAGCTCGAAAATCAAAGAATCCGAGCACAAGAAACCATGGACGACTATATGTATCGTCACATTTGGGAAGGCGCATACTTAGAGATATCAGACGCCCAAATCTTTAAGGGCAAATTTAAAGTTAAAGAATTCGAATCTGGTTATGGCTGGTCAAAACATTACGGC